CATATGCTGGCTGACCTTGAAAAGTCGAGCTTTTCTAATATTGAGCAGCAGTCGCTGGAGTTCGTGAAATATACGCTTGACCCGTGGGTGATCCGCTGGGAACAAGCAATGAACAAGGCGCTACTGCTCGACAGCGAAAAACGCTCGGTGTTCACAAAGTTCAACGTGGACGGACTGCTTCGCGGCGACTATGCATCGCGCATGACAGGCTACGCGACCGCTCGACAAAACGGCTGGATGTCGGCAAATGACATACGAGAGCTTGAAAACCTCGACCGCATCCCTGCCGACCTCGGCGGCGACCTTTATCTCATAAACGGTGCTATGACTAAACTGCAGGACGCAGGTGCGTTCGCAAATACAACTACAACAGAAACGGAGGGAGCCTCAGATGGACAAAACAAAACGAAGTCCCGTAAAGGCGCGTGAAAAAACGCACTTCTGGAATTGGGACAGTGATGAGGATACGGGCGTCCGCACCCTGTACCTCGACGGCACCATTGCGGACGAAAGCTGGTGGGATGATGAAATCACGCCTCGATTGTTTAAGGACGAGCTGATGTCCGGTGACAGCGATATTGTCGTGTGGATCAATTCACCCGGCGGCGACTGCGTAGCGGCAAGTCAAATTTACGCGATGCTCATGGATTATCCGCATGAAGTCACAGTCAAGATTGATGGTATCGCTGCTTCGGCGGCATCAGTCATCGCAATGGCGGGTACGCAAGTGCTCATGGCACCTACGGCGCTTATGATGATTCACAATCCACTCACAGTAGCAATCGGTGATACCGAGGAAATGCAAAAAGCCATTGCCATGCTGGACGAAGTAAAGGAATCCATTATCAACGCCTATGAAATCAAGACCGGGCAGTCCCGCGCAAAAATCTCTCATCTCATGGACGGCGAAACCTATATGAACGCAAACAAAGCGGTGGAGCTTGGCTTCGCTGACGGCATCTTGGAAGACACCAAGCGCGACCATAGCGACGATGTGGTCTTTGCTTTCAGCCGCAGAGCAGTTACAAACGCACTATTCAACAAGCTCATCACGAAAAACGCTCCGAAGGCGGAGCAAATTAAGCCGGATGCGCCGACTGGCGTTTCCATCACCGAGGCTATGCAGAAACTGCAAGCCCGTAAATACATTTAACGGAGGTATTTGATTATGAAAAAGGTGCTCGAAATGCGTGAAAAACGCGCAAAGGCGTGGGACGCTGCAAAGGCGTTCCTCGACACTCGCGCCAAGGATGGCGTCCTGTCTGCAGAAGACAATGCCACCTACGACAAAATGCTCGCGGACGTAGACGCAATGGCTCGCCAGATTGCCATTGAGGAAGACCGCGTCGCAAGGGATGCGGCAATGGCGCAGCCGACCAGTTCTCCCATCACCGAAAAGCCTGTGGCACAGAACGGCAAGCCTCTCATTCCCAGAGCGACCGCCGAATACCGTGAGGATTTCTATAATCTCATTCGCGGCAAGCGCCCTGTCCACAATGTCATGGAGGAAGGCACTTCTTCCACCGGTGGTTATCTTGTTCCGCTGGAGTTCGACGACACTCTCGTTAAGGCACTTGCCCGCGAGAATGTCATTCGTTCTCTGGCAAAGGTCATCACAACTGCTGCGCCGCACAGAATTAATGTGGCGCTTACTGATGTTTCTGCCGATTGGGTAGCTGAGTCCGGCGTGTTTACGCCCTCCACTCCTACCTTCAACCAGCTCTCTCTCGATGCATTCACACTTCGTGCGGCAGCACTGGTCTCCGAGGAACTGCTTGAGGACTCCATGTTCGACCTTCAGGCCTACCTCATCGACAACTTTGCCCGCGCTTTTGCGGCGAAAGAGGAACAGGCTTTCTGCATCGGCACCGGCAGCGGTCAACCTACCGGCATCTTCACCGCAAACGGCGGCGATCTCGGCGTGACCACCGCTACTGCCGGAGACATCAAGGCGGACGAGCTTATCGACCTGACCTACGCGCTCAAGGACGGCTATAAGAAAAATGCTGTGTTTGTGCTTGGCAGTGGCACTCTCGCAAGCGTCCGCAAACTCAAGGACGGTAACGGTGCATATATGTGGCAACCCTCTCTGCAGGCTGGTCAGCCTGACCGTCTGCTCGGTTTCCCTGTATATGTTTCTCAGTATGCTCCTACCATCGCGGCAGGTGCCTACACAGTCGCTTTCGGCGATTTCCAGAACTACTGGATTGCGGACCGTACTGGCAGAACCGTTCGCCGTGCAGATGAGCTCCACATCGCCAACCTTCAGACCGGCTTCTACGCTTTCCAACGTGTTGATGCTAAGACGGTACTGCCTGAAGGCATCAAGCTGCTCAAGCAGCACGCCTAAGGAGGTGGCGATATGAGCGAATATAACGCGAAGAACTACACCGAACAGGGCGGCGAGAAAACCGTCATCTGCGGAACGCTGGAAATCCAGGAGGGAGCCTCGGTAACGGGGCTTCCTTCTTCTCAAGTACCCGCCGCTACGGAAACCACACTTGGAGGAGTTAAGGCAACCACCAAAACTGAAACGTATACCGTCGCAGCGAAAATTGGTACGGACGGAAACCTCTATGTTCCAACTTACCCAACCGTGCCGGAAGTACCCGTTGCGGTAAACCAGGCGGAAAGTACGGCTGAGGATATCACTACACTCCTTGCCGATTTCAATGCACTGCTCGTAAAACTGAAAACCGCCGGGCTTATGGCTCCGGACGCGCAGGAATAGAGAAAGGATGGTGGCGGTATGACACTGCTTGAAAAAGTCAAAGCGAATCTAATTCTCGAACACTCGGCGGACGATGAACTATTGCAGTTGTACATATCCGCCTCTGTGTCCTACGCTGAGAGCTATCAGCATCTCACAGAAAATTACTACACCGACCATCAGATGCCGCCTACCACAGAGCAGGCCGTCATTATGCTGTCATCCCATTTCTATGAATCCAGGGATGGCAGCACCGGCGGCTTTTTTGCCGACAACGTGCAAGCGGGACAACAAGTGTGGGACACGGTCAATCTGCTTCTGCGGCTTGACCGGGATTGGAAGGTGTGAACATGAGCTTTGGTAAGATGAACACCCTCATCGACATTGTCGAGAAAGTGACCATAAAAGATGCAGAAGGATTCCGAACCGAGGTTGACAATATTGTCGCCTCGGTTAGAGCATACCGGGAGGGTCGGCACGGCAACGAGAAATGGGCAAACCGCGCTCAATTTTCCGAAGCCACCGACCTTTTCTGCTTTCGACGAATCCCGAATGTGACCGTTACTACCGCAATGGTTGTGATGAACAAAGAAGGTCGTTTTGAAATCACCTCAGTTGAGGATATCAAAGGGCGAAGAATGTATATCGAGGTGCTTGCCAAGGAGGTGAAGCCGAGTGGCTAAAGCAGCATTTAAAATGCCGGAGGACTTCCTTCTGAAGCTATCACGACTTGGAGAGAAAACGGATGAAATCATCCCAAAGGTGCTGGAAGCGGGCGGTGAAGTTGTGGAGGCAAAAGTAAAGTCCAACCTTCAAGCCGTTATCGGCAGCGGCACAAAGGAAGAAAGCCGTTCCACGGGCGAGCTGATCTCGGCGCTGGGCGTTTCCTCCGCAAGACAGGATAAGGACGGGAATTTCAATGTAAAAGTTGGATTTTCTGATCCTCGTACTGACGGTAAAAGCAACGCCATGATTGCGGGGGTGCTGGAGTACGGCAAAAGCGGACATTCTCCGAAGCCCTTTCTAAAACCCGCAAAATCGGCAAGCAAAAGCGCCTGTGTTGATGCGATGATCGCAGCGTTTGAGAAGGAGGTCGAAAACATATGAGTCTGCTTCAAGAGCTGAACACCCTCCTCTCACCGATTGTACCCGTTGAGACAGGTATTTTTTCAGAGTCCGCCCCGAACAGATACGTTGTGATTACACCGCTGGCGGATACCTTTGCTTTGTATACCGATGACGGTCCCCGTCACGAAACACAAGAAGCGCGTCTGTCTCTTTTTGATAAGGGCAGCTACACAGCTATGAAAAACCAAATTGTCCGCTCCTTGCTAAACGCGGAATTCACGATAACCGACCGCCGGTATGTGGGCCATGAGGACGATACCGGCTTTCACCACTACGCCATCGACGTGGCAAAAATTTATGAACTGGAGGAATAACAAATGGCTACAATCGGGCTTGATAAGCTTTATTACGCAAAAATCACGGAGGCTGTAGATGGGACAGAAACCTACGATACTCCCATTTCACTCGCCAAAGCAATGAAGGCGGATCTGTCGGTCGAGCTTGCTGAGGCGACGCTTTATGCTGACGACGGTCCCGCCGAGGTCGTAAAGGAATTCAAGAGCGGCACTCTCTCGCTGGGTATCGACGATATCGGCGTGACGGCGGCCGAGGACCTGACAGGCGCAAAACTTGACGATAACAACGTCGTTGTGTCCGGCAGCGAGGATGGCGGCACTCCCGTCGCAGTGGGCTTCCGGGCAAAAAAGGCAAACGGAAAGTACCGCTATTTCTGGCTTTACCGGGTGAAATTCGGTATCCCGGCGACCAACCTCGCCACCAAGGGCGACAGCATCACCTTCTCCACCCCGACCATCGAGGGCACGGTGTTCCGCCGCAACAAACTGGACGGGAATGGCAAGCATCCGTGGAAGGCGGAGGTTAACGAGGACGATACGAGCGTTCCGGCTTCCGTTATCACCGGCTGGTACACGCAGGTCTACGAGCCTGTGTTCACAGCGCAGGCTGGAGGTGAAGCCTAATGGCTGACGAAAGAAGCTCCAAAATTGCCATTGGCGGTGCAGAGTATGAGATGCTCCTCACCACAAAGGCGACGAAGGAAATCGCTGGGCGCTACGGCGGGCTTTCCAATCTTGGCGAAAAGCTGATGAAAAGCGAGAATTTCGAGATGGCTCTTGATGAAATCGTATGGCTTATTACACTCCTCGCCAATCAGTCGGTGCTGGTACACAATCTGAAAAATCCCGCCAAAAAGCGCGAGCTGCTCACAGAGGAAGCTGTCGAACTACTCACTTCGCCCTTTGAGCTTTCGGATTATAAAAATGCCATCATGGACGCGATGTATAAAGGAACGAAGCGAAATGTGGAAAGTGAGGATGAACCCTCAAAAAACGTGTCGGTCGGGTAAGTGATGAAGAATTGTTTGCCCGGCTGATTTTTTATGGAACAACCCTGCTCGGTCGGGCGGAGTCCGAAGTGTGGCTGATGCCGATCGGACATCTGCTCGACCAGTGGGAGGTGTACAAGCAGTTTAACGGCTTGGCAAAGGCCAAACGCGAGTATTACATTGATGAAATCATACCAAACGGCATATGACATACATTTGTACGAACAAATAACAATTAGTTCGCCCAAATGTATTGACAAGGGTGCGGAATCGTGATACATTTATTTCACGAGGTGATTGCGATGAATATTAATATTGAGACTTTACTTCCACTCGAGAAGCTCCAACAGACGCCAGACGAGATTTTGAAAGTGGTGGATAAGTACGGACAGGTTGTGCTGCTCAAAGACAACGCCCCCTTGTACGTTATCATGCAGGCTCAGTTGGCTGTTGAGACTGAGAAGAGGAAAGCGGATGCCCTCAAGGAGAATCCCATTCCAGATCCGATTACTCCAACCACAACTTCGCTCACCCTGCAGGAAGCGATGCGTATTGTTTTAAGTGAAGCCGAGGGGCACCAAATGCATGCGTCAGAACTTGCTGATGCCGTTTATGAACGCGGATTGTATGTCCAAAAAAATGGTGAAAAAGCAAAATACAATCAGATGCGGGCAAGGTGTGGTCACTATCCTGAAATGTTCGAGGCAATGAAAGGCAATTTTATCCGCTTGCGTACCGAAAAAGATTAAGGAGGTAAACAGCTATATGGCGACCTATAAAGAAATCCAAGAGTTCATTCAGAAAAAATATGGGTACTGCGTGAAGACCTGCTGGATAGCTCACATGAAAGAGGTTTGCGGATTGCCTGTGAAAATGGCGAATAACCGCTATTCGCCAGATAGCCGTACTCATCCATGCCCGGTTGAAAAGCAAGCGGCTATACGTAAAGCGTTTGAGTATTTTCATATGATATAACCTAATATTTGCCCATTTTACTGGCACTCCGAAAGGGGTGCCTTTTTCATGCCCATTTTCAGGAGGTGAGACGGCATGGCAGACAATTTCGGCTTGAAGATTGGAGTCGAGGGTGAAAAGGAGTTTAAAAAGGCGCTCTCCGACATCAACCAATCGTTTAAGGTCCTCGGCTCGGAGATGAAGCTGGTCGAGTCCGAATTCGGCAAAAACGAAAACAGCGTCCAGTCCCTCACCTCCAAAAATGAGGTTCTGACCAAACAAATCGACGCCCAGAAAGATAAAATCGAAACGCTCCGCAAAGCGCTGGAAAACGCCTCCGACTCCTTTGGCGAGAACGACCGCCGCACACAGCAGTGGGCGGTGCAGCTGAATAACGCGCAGGCGGAACTCAATGGCATGGAGCGCGAACTGAAGGACAACGAAAAGGCTCTGGACAATGTGGCCGACAATTTTGACGATGCCGAGAAGCAAGCCGACCAATTCGGAGACGAGCTTGAAAAAACGGGCAAGGAAGCCGATTCCTCCGGCAGCAAGTTTGAAAAGCTCGGTTCGGTTGTCAAAGGTATCGGTGCTGCGATGGGTGCGGCTTTTGTTGCTGTTGGTGCAGCTGCTATAAGCGCAGGCAAAGCTCTGGTCGATATGACCGTGGAAGCCGCCGCTTACGCGGATGAAATGCTGACCCAGTCCACCGTGACAGGTATG